TGCTTTCTTATTAGGCATAATCTACACGAAAAAGGATTTCCTATATGGTGAAAGTAGAGTTCTGTCAGAACCACTTAATGGTGCTACAGATAATGCATCTAAACCTATTGAATAACTTGCTGAATAGTCACCAATTCTTTCATTATTAGCTAAATTAAAGTTACCAGCAGTTCCATCAGTAGTATTTTGGTCACTAATAGCACTAGGTTCTTGTTGAGAAGAAACAACTAATACAGCTTCTAATAGTCTTGCAGCAGCTCTGGCTGAAACCATTTTAAATACAGTAGGCAAATCAGTACTTAATCCACCACCATGTGCTGTATAACCTGCATTATAAGTTACTACAATGTTTCTTTCTCTAGCATAAGACCATCTTATACCAATTCTATGTAATCTACCATTTGGATAAAATACATAATCAGCACTAGAGCCCTCAGTTAATGTAAAATCATCTTCTACAACTGAAACAATAGAACGAACAGGTATATGTGTTAAAAAGAGTTCTTTTGTTTGGTCACCTGTAAATGTTTCTGTTTGCTGTTTGTATTCAACATCATATCCAACATATTGAACAATAGCTTCATCTACAAAAGGTATTAAATTGTCTGTTAAATGTGTCTCTAAATCAGAATCGAAATCAATACGAGTATAAGCCTCTACATCGGCTGCAGTTGAGAAAGCCATTTAGACCTCCTTACTTATCTTCTATATCGAAATTCTTTACTGATTTATCTTCTACCTCATCAGATTTAACTGCTTTTTCCTCAACTTTTTCTGCTTTTTTAGCAGGTTTTGAGGATTTTGATTTTTTAGCTGGTTTTTCTTTTTTACCCCAACCTTGCTCTTTGAGCCAATCAGTTGGATATTCCTTACCAGCTTTAGCAATTAAGTCAGCTTGAGAAGTTGGCACATCTACTGCGTCACCCTCCCATAGCTTTCCATCAGGTAGCCTATAAATATTTTTTTCTGGAATTGTATACATAATTAAATCCTAACTTATAAATTAAAAATTGTTGGTATTAGAAAAGCCCTCCGAAGAGGGCTAATCTACACTATCGTTTTATCTCAAACTTAGAAGTTTGTGATAGAACAGAAAGCTGTTGGTCTGTAAATGACAAAACCCATTCTCATTGTCAATCTGATTGCCAATTGATTCTTCGCAAAGAAGTCACTATGGCTGTCAGATACAGCAAGGTCAACACCTTGTCGCATAACAATTTGAGCAGCATCGCCACCACCGAACTTACCAACTAGGGCAGTTCCAGCAGCAATTGCTGTTGATGGTACGACTTTAAGACCCCATAATCTAGCTGCAACATCGGAACCGAAGTTTCCTGCTGCTACAACTAATGGGTTCTTAGAACCACTTGTAGTTACATCAGATACAGCTGTAACAATTTGATACCAGTCTTCTGGGTGAAGAACTATTGCATCAGGTTCGACAAAAGCGTCTTTTCTGATTTCTGTAATAGCTTGGTAGACTTGTCCAAGTCTTCCTAATTCACCTGCATAAGGCAAGGCATAGTCAAATGTGTTAATACCAGATTTATTCAAAACACCAGTCAAGTTTGGAGCTGTACCATTACCATTTAGTAATTGGTTGTCCATTCTCAATCTCATCATTGTGGTGAGACGAGAGTTGACATATCCTTGAATACCTGAGACATCAGCTAACAACTCATCTGTCACTGGTAAGAAAGTAGCAATCTTGCGAATGCTTTCTGTTCTTTCAGTGAAAGCCAATGCTGATTCGTTTGCAGAGGAGATGTCTCCTGATTCTGCGATTTCACCTGCATTGTTTGTGAAAGTTGTCTCTTCAAGATATACATATGCGTTTTGAGTTGTTGATATTTGGTCAAACAATCCAATAACAGCATTAGGGTCTCTTAAAGCTGTCTCTAATATTCCAGGTGCTCTAAGGCTCTCTGGTGGATAACCTGTGGTATTTAAAGTTGTTTTAAATTCTGCTTGAGAGTCAACACCTTTAACACCATTGCTTAAATATGATTTATAAGCATCAGTGTTTGTGAATTGCTCACCAATTGTTTTGATACCAGCAGATTGTGGTTCAGCAACTGGCAATTCGTTGACAGCATCTGCGTCAACTTCCATTGCTTTTGCATTAGCAGCTTTTGATTCTTCAATCTTAAGCTCATCTAATGATGTTGCTAATTCCTCATTAAGACCTTTGATTTTCTCTTTTTGGTCGTGTGAGTACTTACCATTGTCAGCTGGAGCATCAAAAACAGATTTGAGTTCTTCACGAGATTTAGCGATATTTTCTCTAAGCTCTTCTACTTTACTCACTGTAAATTATCTCCTATTAGATTACTTATACTTCTGTGTCGTCAGCCTCAACATCAATAGCTTCTGCTATTAATCTTTGGCTTTCTATCCACACATCATCTTCCAAGTCATCATTGTCAACTGATTCAGTGTTATCTACTGGAACTTCTTCAGTTTCTCTTGATTCAGCATCAGGTTCCTCTGCTACTTCCTCAACTTCAACTTCTTCAGTATCGACTATATCAGTTGGTTCATCATCTTCAATAATCTCTTCAGCTAGTTCTTCTTCTAAGTCAACATCTAAAACCTCTTCAGCACCAACCTCAGAGATGAATGCATCTAATTCAGTCCATGCATCTATAAGGTCTTCTTGAACAGCTCTTAAGGCTTCAGTTGCCTTGGCTCCTATTTTTCTCCCATCTTTGGCACGCAACATCGCAATGGCGTTAGCTCGTGTCATTAAGTTAGAAAGTGCAGCAAGCACACTTTTAACTTCCTCTGAGAAAGTTTTTGGTTCTTCCTCTGAAACTTCAATGTCAGCAGATTTTTTCATATCTTTTGCACATTTACCTGTTTTCTCGTAATCACAAGCACTATAGCTTTTACTACAACAAGCACAATGTTCTGCATTTGCATCGTGAGATACTACTTCTTCTTTTGGCTCTTCTGCTGGTTTTTCTTCAGCAAAAGATTCTGAACTTAAAGTATCTTTTGTTAATTCTTCTAGCAATGACTTATTAGATTTAATAGCCATAGTGTAGGTTTCTTGATTTGCACCTACAAGAACTGGTGATACTTCATAAACTGATAAATCTTTTAAATATCTAGCATCAACTTCTTTATCATTACTTTTGAATTTTCCTCTTTCGCTATCGTTAACTCTGTAACCAAATGACCATTGTTGTAAGTCACCCATAGCTTTTACTAAGTTGTATGCTTCTTTTCCAGACTCTGTGTCCATAAAAAATGAACCTTCAAATGTAGCTTTATCGCCATCTTGTTTGATTTCACCTTTACCTATTGGCATATCCCATTTATGAGCCCATACCATTGGAACTGAACCTGATTTAAATCCTGATTTGATAGCTTCTGGAACGACAACATCGCCATCGCTATCTAATGTATTGAAGACTGAGAATACAGCAGAAACTTTTCCTTCTTCTTCTGCTTTAAATTCTAAGTCGATATTTTTAATTTCACTCACGAGTGCATCTCCTATATAAACTGTTAACAGATTTATTTAGGTGCATATATTAAAAGATTAACAAAAGTCTTTAAAATGCGTGGTATTTATCTTAAGGTGTGTTTGGGTTCTCTACTTTATTATTTACTTCAGCCATCTGTTTTTTAGATGAGAGTGGATGACTTGAAGGCAATAAATCAGTATCGTATGGCTTTCTCTTAAACTTCTCATTTTTCAAAGCAAACAAGAACCCATTAACTCGTGCTAATCCCCATTGTTCTTCAGAATTAACACTTGGTCTTACTGAACTAGGGTTAGTTCTATAAGCACCTACACCCCTATTAAAAACTGATACTAACATTCTCTTTGTTGCTTTATATTTTGGATTACTAGAATTATGGTCTTCGACTTTTTTATCTAGTGCTTTAGAGATTGCAGTAGTAACAGCTTTAGAACTATATTCATCAGCAATTTTCATTGCTAGTTTTCTAGCTTCTTTTCTTCTAGCGTTAACAACTTTTTTCTGGTCGTTAATTACTTTTTTCATAGCAGGAACACCCATATTTAAAACACCACCCCATTTAATAGCGGCAACAACACCAGCTAATCTGTTATTGTTTTGATGTCTTCCCATAAAGCGTTCTCTTCTACGAACCCAGCTAAGTACTGATTCACTTCTATCGCCAGATTTATATTTAGACCATCTAGCAAAAGCATCATTACCTGTAAAAGAGGTAGGAGGATTACCACCATTACCACCTCTTCTCCATATTTCTGGATAATCTTCTTTCAAACTTTTTGCGTAACCATAAGGAAATTGTTTATATTTAGAATTAGAAAGAGAAACTTGTTGGTCATCACCAGGGCTTGGAAAATTTGTCCTATCTTTCATAGGTTTTTCCTTTTTAATATTTTCTGGCTCTATCTCGAATATTTGTTCCATAAGTACTTCAGCTTCTTCTACGCTAACTTTTAACTCTTCCACCATACCATCAATGTAAGATTTTTTTGTTCTTTCAAATGCTTCGTGTGAACTACAAGGCATATAATAAGTCATATCTTCTATTTTGTGAGTATGAAAACCTGAGCAACCAATTTGTTCTGCTCTTCTTTTAGCAGCTTCTTGTGTGGTAAACATCCACATATTTCTTGAAGGTGTAAATGTAACTGCTTGTCTAGTTGTTTCTGGTACAGCATCTACGCTATCCATTTTTATATCATACAACTCTCTTAAAAATTTAGAATAAATACTAGAGCCACTATCACTAGATGCTCTAAGTTCTTCCATATCGACAACTGTTCCACCAGCAGGGTCATTATTTCTAGTATTTTCTTGTTCTTCTGTTGGTGCTTCTGGTTGAGAGCCATCAGCAGGAACTTGTAACATATTCATTGGTCTTAAATAAACATTATGTCTTTCATCAACATCTAGTCCAACTACTTTTCTAGCTTCTCCAATAGTTATCCAACCACCAGATACTCCCATATTAACTCTGGAATACAAATCATCCATATCTGTTTGTAAAGCTCTGACATTTTGAATATCATAATCACAAACTTGACCACTATCACCAAAATCAGGTACTAGCAACTGATGAGTTAATTCGTTAGCTACTGTTTTCCATAATGGAACTAATCT